CGAGCGCTGGAGGGGGAGTGCCGCAACGTGGCCACCGCGCCCGAGGGCACCCGCAACGACACCCTCAACACCGCCGCGTTCAAGCTCGGCTCCCTGGTCGGGGCCAACGCCCTGCACCGAGACGAGGTCGAGGGAGCGCTCCTGGCCGCCGCCTCCCAGTGCGGCCTGCCCGAGCACGAGGCCAGGGCGGCCATCCGGTCGGGCCTGGAGGCCGGGACGCGCAACCCCCGGACGCTGCCCGACAGCGTTACCCATCCCCGAGAGCCCTGGCAGCCGAAGGACGAGGATGTCCCCGACCACTGCCTCGACGCCGTTCCCGAGTTCGAGATCCCTCCCGAGCTGATCGAAGAGCGCGGGGAGCCGGGGGCGAAGCCCCCGAAGGGCAAGGAGCCGCCGGCCATCTTCTCGGTCGACAACGTGGTGCAGGGGTTCACCGACGAGCGCCAGAGGATCGTGTACTACCGGGACATCCTCTACCAATACGACGGCCGGTGCTACCATCCGCTGACCGACAACCAGGCCCGAGCCCGCCTGGTAGAGCACGTCGTGGGGGCCAAGCGCAGGCGGAAGATCTGGCTGATACCCGGTGAGCCCGGCGAAAGCCCAACGCCCGAGATCGTCAACCCCAAGCCCGCCTTCCTGAACCACGCGCTTGACATGGTTAAGGGGTTCGGGGTCATAGACTACCGCCCGAACATCCCCTTCTGGATAACGACGGGGATGCCAGCCGACAACCACGTCGCCCTGGAAAACGGCATCCTCAACCTCGACACCTACGAGCTCGCGCCCCACGACCCGGACTGCTTCATCCTTGCCGCCTTGCCCTATGGCTATGACCCCGAGGCCAGCTGCCCCAGGTTCATGGAGTTCCTGAACGAGATCATGCAGGGCGACGAGCGGAAGATCATGGCCATCCAGGAGGTGTTCGGGTACTGCCTGCAGAGCACCCAGGACGGTCAAAAGGTGTTCGTGTTCATCGGCGAGGGAAAGAACGGCAAAACGGTCACGGCCAACGTTCTCAAGATGCTGATCGGCCCGTCCAACTGCTCGGCCGTGCCCCTGGAGAACCTGCACGACCCCCACGCCACCGCCGGCATGGTTGGCAAGATGCTGAACTTCTCGATGGAGTGGAAGTACATCGAGCCGCAGGCCGAGGGCGTGCTCAAGGCCATCTCCGGCGGCGATCCGGTCAACGTCAACCCCAAGAACAAGCCCCTGTTCGCCACCGTGCTGCCGACGAAGATCGTGGTCATCTCCAATGAGCCGCCGCACATCAACGACCGCACGCAGGGGATGTGGAGGCGCATCCACCTCCTCCCGTTCAACTACACGGTCCCCGACAACCAGACCATCCCGATGGAGACCCTGCTCGACGCCTTCCGGAAGGAGCTGCCGGGCATCCTGAACTGGGCCGTCGAGGGCCTGCGGGCGTGGAGAATGCAAAAGTGCTTCACCACCACCCAGGAGATGGACGTCGCCCTCGACACCTACCGCAAGGGGTCGTCGACGGTGTGGTCATGGGCCGAGGAGACCGTGGTGGTTTCGGCCGATGGGCGGTATCTGGCCGCCGATGCCTATAAGGGCTATGTCGAGTGGTGCAAGGACAACGGCCACAAGTCGTCCTCAAGCATCAATTTTGGCATCGACCTGGCCCGGTGGTACAAGCAACGCTCGTCCGGAGGAATACTCAAGAAGAACCGCGTCATGGTGGCCGGATCACGCGAGTACTACTACGAGGGGATCGCCGACATCCAGACCGCCACCCTGCCTCCAGGGCTTGAGGCCGGAGGCGTTTTATGAGTAGGTGGTGGTCCACAAGCATCATGGGGGCGTTCAAGCTCAACGGGGGCCGAGCTTCGGCAAACTTCCCCAGGGAGCCCGGAGTCTATGTGGTGTATGCCATCGACAACGGCGATAGAACGCTCATCTACATTGGGTCCTCAGACAACCTGCGCGTTCGGTGGGATGACTACGTTCGTCCCCTGAAACTCTGGAGGCGGTTTGCCGACCCCGTTAAGCATAAAAGCATTTTCTTCAAGACCTGCCGTCGCCAGGGGTACTTCGACGACATCGTGGTCAAGATGCGCTTTTCCAAGCGGCCAGGCGAGCACCTGATGGCTGAATATCGCCTGATAAACAGGGTCAAGCCCCCCTGGAACCGCTCAAACAAGCGAAACAGTCATGATTAATTGCCCTAGGTTTGCCCCCCCACTGCCCTATACCCTATGGGGCAGTGCATCCCTCAAGATAAATACCCCTTGCGCCAATTTGCCCTATGTGTCCTACCAGATCGGTGGTCCTTTGCCGACACTCAGGGGGAGTCGTTGTGTGGCGGGGGGATGCGTTTCGATAGGACACATAGGGCACCCGGCCGAATTAGGCCACTTAGGGTATAGGGCAATTTTCAAGATTCGTCAGACCGCCCGCTCATCCCGTTCGGGCCGGTTTTTAGCGCCACAGGCGCAAGGAGGACCCCATGCCCCGGAACCCCGAAGTCGCCCCCGATCCCGCCACGTCGGCCAACGCTGGCCCGGCACGGCCCCCTGTGGAGGGCAGCGCAGCCCCCGCCGGGGAGGACGCCCTGCGCATACCCATGCCGGCCGGGGTTCCGGCCAGGACGCCCTTGCCGGGCGCGGTTGACCTGGCCAACGTTCGGCCGCTGATGGGCCAGGCGGTCCCGGCGGCCCCCCGGCCCCAGGCCATCAACCTGGGCGGCCTGGTGGAGATGGTGCGGGACGTCGTCGTGCGCATGGACAAGCTGGAGGCCGACCGGGCCAGGTTCTTCGCCGAGGCCAGCCGGCGGCTGGATGGTGAGATCTCCCGTCTTCGGGCGGAAACGCAGGCGGCCTGCGAGGCGATTGGAAGCCGGGCCGAGGACCGGGCGCGGGAGATCGGGGCCAGGATTGACCATCGGTATGCCGGCGAGTTCGAGGCCATGCGCACGCTCCGGGCGGGCGTTGGGGATTTGCTCCAGAACCTGAGCGCCGTGGCCGATGAGTCCAAGAAGGCGGCCGAGGCGGCGACGGCGCAGGCGGGGCGGGTGGGCCTGGCCAACACGAAGATCGACATGCTGAGCGCCAGCTTCGACCGGCTCAAGACTGACCTGGCGTCGAAGGCGGCGGCCGACGGGGAGGCGCTGGTCAAGAAGATCACGGCGGCCGTGGACGACGCGTCGAAGGCGCTGCGCGACGCCGGCCAGGCTGCCAAGGACTTCTCCCTGCTCAACGGCCGGGTCCAGGCGCTGGAAAACTACCGGGACCGGGCGTCGAAGGCGGGAACGGGGAGGCGGTAGATGGGCGTCGGCGACGAGGCGAAAGAGCTGCTGCGGATGGCCGGCGGCCGGCTGGTGATATCCGAGGGGGTGGTCTCCCCGCAGTTCGTCGCCGACTATGGTGCGCCCGCTGGGATGGTGAACATGCACGCCAGGGCGCTGCAGGAGGAGTGGGCGGGGAAGCGCGTGGTGCTTCCGGGGGCCGTACTGATCCTGTTCAGGCAGAACACGGTGATGACGGTGGTCATGGGCGTGCCGGGACATCTGTGCCTGTTGGACGGGATGCTGGCGGTGGCCGCCTTTGCCATGCGCTACAGGCCGACATCCGTGGCCCTCGTCTCGTCCGGCCTGCTCCTGCCCGACGCCAAGGACATGCCGGACGATATCATCGAGAAGCTGCTGGTCGCGGCCAGCAAGGGGTCGGAGCCCGCCGGCAACGTCCAGGTCACCAGGGTGATCACCGTGGCCGCCCGCAACATCCAGGGGGACGTGGCGCTGAGCGTTTTCACCCCCATGATGCGCGACGGGGTCATTGCGGGGTTCGCAAGGGAGGACATGCCCACCGAGGAGATCTTGGCGGGCGGCAATCCGTGCATGGCCCTGGAGGCCATGTTCCTGTGGCGAGAGCGAGAGGAGAATGGCTGACATGGAAAACAACCAGGGCGGGCGATGGGACAGGGACGAGATCGAGGCTGCGGAGCCCGAACGGCCCGAGGACAGCGGCGGGGTGTGCGGGTGCATAGCCACGATTCTGCTGGTCCTTCTGGTCGGGGGCGTTGCCGTCGCCATCTGGTTCCTGACGCGCTCTTGATTTTTATAAGAATTGTCTTGACACGGCCATCGCCCGAGCTACAATGCCTGCGATGCCTGGGCGTCCGGGCGTGAAGGAGAAGAACGGAAGGCACGAGGAGGAGCCGGACATGGAAGCCGAGAAGAGTTCCGCTGGGGCCGAGACAACCCAGGAGGCCAAGGGCGGCCCAACCGTGGTGACCTCGACGAACAAGAAGGAGGCCCTGCGGGCCTTCAAGGTCTGCCGGGTGGACGGCTGCAAGAACCCCCACCACGCTCGCGGCCTCTGCCACGAGCACTACGACCAGGAGAAGCGCAAGGCCAAGGCGTGCAAGGTCGCCGGTTGCGCGGGGGCGGTGGCGCATCGCGGCCTCTGCCTGGCGCACCAGGACTACGTGCCGGAGAGCAAGGCCAAGGCGGCGGTGAAGGCCCCGGAGGAGAAGGCCGAGAAGGCCCCCAAGGCCAAGAAGGAGCCCAAGCCCAAGGCGGAGAAGAAGCCCAAGGCGGAGAAGCCCGCCCGGATGGGCCAGCTTGACGCGGCGGTTCTGGTCATGGGCCGCACCCCGCAGACCTGCCAGGAGATCTGCGCGGCCATCAAGGCCAAGGGGCTGTGGGAGTCAAAGAAGGGCAAGACCCCGGACGCCACGCTGAACGCCGCGATCCGCCGGGAGATCAAGACCAAGGGCGCGGAGTCGCGGTTCGCCTGCCCCGAGCGCGGGAAGTATTGCCGGGCCTGACGGCCAGGCAGGCAAGGATCTCCCCGCGATGCTGTACCTGTGCTCTCCCTACTCGGACCCCGACCCGGCCGTGCGCCAGGAGCGTTTCGAGGCGGTCTGCCGGGCGGCGGCCAAGCTGATGGCCAAGGGCCTGGTGGTGTTCAGCCCGATAGCGCACACGCACCACATCGCCCTGGCCGGCAACCTGCCCACCGGATGGGACTACTGGCAGCGGGTGGACGAGGCGTTCCTGGCGGCCTGCAGCCGGGTGGTCGTGCTGGAGCTGCCGGGGTGGAGGGAGAGCAAGGGGATCGCGGAGGAGCTGCGGCTGGCGCGGGTGATGGGCAAGGACATCAGCTACCTGAAGCCGGAGTGAACGATGAGCGACCTTAAGGCCCCCTTCACGTGGTTCGGTGGAAAAAGCCGTGTGGCCCCGACCGTCTGGAAGCGCCTGGGCGACGTGGGGTGTTTCGTCGAGCCCTTCGCCGGCAGCCTGGCCGTCCTGCTCTCGCGTCCCCACTGGCCGTTCCCGGCCGAGGGGCGGCACTACGAGACCGTCAACGACCTGAACGCCGACCTGACAAACGCATGGCGTGCGATCCAGGGGGCACCCGACGAGGTGGCCAAGTACGCCGACCATCCGATCCACGAGATCGACCTGATCGCCCGCCACCGGTGGAATAACACGGAGGCGAAGAAGCGGGTGGCCAAGCTGAAGGAGGACCCGCACTACTTCGACGCCGAGGCCGCCGGCATCTGGCTGTGGGGCATGAGCCTCTGGATCGGCCAGGGGTGGGACGTGACGCCCGGCAAGGGGTCGCCCCCGAAGATGAAGATGCCCCACTCCACGAACCAGGGGATCAACCGGAAGACCGGGGGCGGGGAGGGCAACGAGGAGCAGGACGCGGACCCTGGAACGGGGGAGGAGCGGGCGGCCTGGCTGCGGAGCTACATGCGGGCCTTAGCCGACCGCCTGCGCGGCGTCCGGGTCTGCTGCGGGGACTGGGCGCGGGTGCTGACGCCGTCGCTCACGGTACACGTTGCGCCGACGGTCGGCGTGTTCCTCGATCCCCCGTACTGCGGGGAGGACCGGGCCGACGTCTACGTCCACGAGGACTATGGCGTGGCCCACAAGGTCCGCGAGTGGGCGGTGAAGGCCGGGGAGGACAAGCGCTTCCGGATCGCCCTTTGCGGGTACGAGGGCGAATACAAGGTGCCCGACACCTGGTCGATCTTCCGGTGGAAGGCGGTCGGGGGGTTCGGGAACCAGCGCAAGGACGGCGGCAAGAACGCCAACCGGCAGCGGGAGCGGATATGGTTCAGCCCCCACTGCCTGCTCGACGACCAGGGGGCGCTGTCCTTCGGCGAGGGCGACGCGATGGCCGAGGCGAACGGCCCGGAGCAGATGGAGAACTGCACCACCGAGGAGAAGGACAAGGTGGTGGTCCCGGTGGCCAAGCCGGATCCGTCGCCCCGGCCCGCCCGGCCGGCGGCCGTCCTGGGCAAGCAGGACGGCATGTTCGGTGGGCCTGTCGCCCAGGGCGTTATACGGGATGTGCAGACCGTCGATGAGCTTGAAGGGGATTCTCCTGCCGACCCGGCCTTGTCCGCAACCGGGCAGCCGGTCATCCCCCCGGAGGCGGCGTCAGTCTCGGGGGCAGGCAACGGTGGGGGCGGCGGGGAATGCGAGGCTGGTGGGGAGGGGGAGGCCGAGGTGGTTTCCGGCGACCCCAAGGCTGAACCCTCCCCCCAACCCGAGCCCGCCGGCAAAGACGCCGAGGGATGGTTCTAGGAGAGGAGAGGCAATGTCCGAGGACAAGAACATCAAGATGGCCCTGCTTTTTGAGCTTCGCAAGAAGCTGAGCTTTGAGATGCAGGACATGGTCCGCAACCCGGCGAAGTACAACAACGCCGACGTGCAGGACTACATCCGGGACTTCTGCAAGCGGCACAACCTGCAGTTCCTGGTCCGGCCGCAGAAGGATGCCCCGAACATCCTGCACCTGTTCGTCCGCGACCCGGTGCTGGAGGCGGTGGACTTCACGCCGGGGGCAGCCAACGCCACGCATCTCGGCTGGGTGGAGAAGAACACGCAGTCGACCTGAAAGGGGGATCGCATGGATCTGAGCATCGACATCAAGGTTCCGCTGGAGACGCCCGACAAGGCCGAGCGCCGGCTGGTCATCACGGTCAATCCGTTCACGGTTGCCGCGACCAAGGAGCTGGCCGTGCGGGCCGAGGAGGTGGCCGGCGACGGGACGGTCAAGGTCCTGGGCAAGGCCGACCTCAAGCTCGGCTCTCTCCTCAACCTGGCCAAGCAGTCGTCGAAGGGCGGCAAGTAGCGTGTCCCCGCGCAAGGGGAAGGCCAAGGGGCGGCCCCCGACCAGCTACAATCGCCGCGTCATGTGCGGCTATGTCGCGGGGCCGGAGGTGATCAAGGGCTACCAGGCCCTGGTCCGGCGCATGAACGACGTTCGCCCGAAGGGCGAGCACAAGATCACCGTGTCGGCCCTGGCGGGCCGGCTGCTGGAGGGGATGCTCCCGCTCATGGAGAAGCATACTCCGGAGCAGGTGCTTAAGGGGCTTTACGGTGCCAAGGCCAAGGCTGAGCGATAAGGCCCGCGAGGTGGTGCGGGACGTCATGGCCCGGCCCAGCGTGAGGGGGCCGAAGCCGAAGGGCAAGAAGGGCGGCAAGCGGTGAGCAGCAACGGCAGCGACGCCGAAGGCAGCGCGATGACGGGGATCATCATCTTGGCGGTGATCGCGGCCCTCGCCATTGGCTTCTTCTACCTGGTGCGCCACTTCTCTTCCGCCCCGAAGCCGCCCCCGGTGGCCGTGGTCAAGTGCCCGCATTGCGGCAAGGACGTCCCCATCCGGGTGGTGCGGCCGGAGGAGGAGAAGTAGCCGTGGCCGTCTACGTCGACCCCCTGATGGACCACGGCTGGTGCTGGGCCGGCAAGCCGACCAAGAGCTGCCACCTGTTCGCCGACAGTCTCGACGAGCTGCTGGCCTTCGCCCTCAAGATCTGGCTCAAGCGCGAGTGGCTTCAGGGGGTTGACCGCCAGCCGCCCTTCCCCCACTTCGACCTCATCCCGTCCAAGCGCCGGGCGGCGATCAAGGCCGGGGCGGTGGAGTTGACGAGGGAGGAGGCGGTGGCGAAGTGGAGGGGAGGCGAGGGATGAGCAACGAGAACGCCGTGGAAATCTGCACGGGCTGCACCGATCTTGACGGCCGCCATAAGGTGGTAGACGGCCGGTGCTGGTTCTGTGGCGGGCAGGTGCCCAAGGAACCCGACGAGGCGACCTTTACCCCCCGCCTGCTCATCGGTCCGGACGCGTCCACCGTTAAGAACCTGGCCATGCTGGTTCGGCGGATGGCCAGCCTGCTAAAGGGAAGGCCCATCGCCGCCCAGGCGTGGCGCTACCTATGCATCAAGGGGCTGCAGGGTAGTCCCCTGCGCGAGGACGACCACGATCCCGCCCCGACGACGGAGGACGGCCTGAGCTTCCGCCGCTGGCAGCGGATCAACGTGGTTCGCTGCGCCGAGGCGTTTGCCCACGACGTGGACGGCTGGAACCTGCTGGAGTGGGCCGGCGCGACGGCCGGCGAAGTGGGTGAAGTGGCCAACGTCTGCAAGAAGATCCGCCGCATAGAAACGAACACCGGCGGCAAGTGGTCAAAGAAGGATCCGCCGTTGCCCGAGCTCAAGGCCAAGCTGGCCGACGAGATCGGCGACGTTCTGGCCTACCTGGCCCTGCTGGCCGAGGCCGCCGGCCTGGACATGGGGGCGTGCGCGGCCGGGAAGTTCGACAAGGTGAGCGATGCGGCCGAGTGGCCGGGGGAACGCCTGGTGGCCGCGCCCGCCGCGCCGGACAAGAAGGGGGGCGGGGCGTGAGCACGAAGCGCATGGTCTGCATCCGCGAGGACGCCTGCCTGTTCACCGCGCCGGCCATTGCCGGCAAGCTCCGGGCGTACCTGGAGGACTACGTTAACAACTCCGACAAGCCAGTGGGGCAGCGACGGGATGCCCTGACGCTGTCGCGGTGCCTGGAAATCTGCGACGATCCCTTGGTGGTCGCCCCCGCCCAGCCCGCGCCGGACAAGTGCGGTAACTGCGACACGCTGCAGCAGACGCCGGCCGACTGCGACCTGTGCAACGGCAAGCCCGCGCCGGAAGGGAGGCAGCCATGAGCGGCCCATGTTTGTGCGGCGACCCCTACTGCAACAGTTGCTTCCCTGGCAACGACGGGGGCGCGTTGGAGGCGGCCGAAGAGGCGTTGATGGAGCGCCTGGCCAAGGAGTGGGTATCGGCCCCCGAGCTTGGCCTTGTCGCGGCGGCCGGGATGGCCGCCCTGCAGGAGCACCGGAAGCTGGTCGCGGCGGCGGCTGCCGACGCGGTGCAGGATGAACGCATGGCCAAGGAGCAGGAGAAGGCGGCCAAGGCCGAGGCCGACGAGGAGTCCCGCCCATACTGGCTCTGGCGGGCCATGTTGGAGGAGTGCGCCCGGCATGGGTGCCACCGCCCGGCCGACGACCGATGCGAAGGCTCCGGGCTATGCATCACCGAGTGGTGCGTGCCCTGCGCGGCAAAGGCGTTCCTGGCACGAGAGAAGGCGGGGGAGGAGCCCCCGCCGGCCGAGGAACCCGATCCGGTCGAGCAAGCCCTGTGCGACGCGCCCACGTCGAACGGGCTCTTCCGTTGTTACCTGATCAAAGGCCACATCGGAGACCATGCGTGCCCAGGGCACCAGTGGCCCGCCGCGCCCTGCCCCCACGACTGGAAAACCGACGGGCACAAGGATGGCGTCGGACACCTATACTGCCGGCTGTGCGGGGAGACAAGGCCCGCCGCGAAGGTTCCGTGATGGCCCACCACGGCGGCAAGCTGGAGCACTCCGGCCCCAAGCGCGGTCGCGGGGCGTTTTGGGGGCGCAAGGTCGACGCGAAGCACGAGAGCACCCGGCGGCGGCGGAAGTGGAAGCACAGCAAGGGGGACGGGTTCGAGACCTGGACCCTGCCCTAGATGGAGGACAACGATGGGCGATGACCAGAAAGGCAATGGTCCCCGGAGGGTGGGGGTCATGTACGCCGCGACCCGCATCGAGGCCGTCGAGGTGCTCAAGCCCTCGTCGGAAATCCCCATCGAGCCGGGCGACACCTGGGGCATCAAGGTGCAGCTCGCCGAGCGGGGCATCACCTTCGCCCTGCACCGCAACGAGGCGCTCGCCCTGGCCCGGAGGCTTGAGGCCGCCATCGTCGGAGAGCTGGATGCGTCGGTAACGCGCTGGGCAAGGGAGGGCAAGGATTGAGCCTGGCGGCCCCCGAGTACATCACCCTCTACGGGTGCGACTCCTGCCCGGCGTGCCGGGCCGTGGCCCGCAAGTTGGCGGCGGCGGGGTGGGAGTTCGACGCGGTCAAGGTGGACATCGACAACCCCGCCTCCCCGGCTAACGAGGGGCTGCGGGCCGTCCTGCCGGGCTGGACCGGCTTCGTGCCGGTGCTGGACATCGGCGGGACGGTGGTAGAGTTGGGCCAGGGACGGTTGTGGGAGGCGTTCGCCCCCTGGCCGGTGGTAAAGGAGGCTGTTTGTGTCTGACGCACCGCAGGCGTGGAAGCTGCCGGACTGGATGAAGCCGCTGGAGCCGTTCATCAACGATGCCGGCGGGCTGTCCGTCGAGACGCTGATGAACACCTACGGGGCCAAGTGCGGCAACCGGCTCGCCCAGGCCGACGTCGAGACGAGGGCGATGATCATTAACGCTCAAGTGGGTTTGTTGGTCGCCCTCAGGGCGGCCGGGAAGCTGAAGGAGGGGGGGTAGCCATGTTTTCAGTCACCAGGACGGGCGACCGGTTCGAGTTAACGCGCACAACGATCTTCCCCGAGGGCGGCCTGAAGGCCGACGTCATCATGACCGCACCGTTTCTGCGCGAGAATGACGACAACGGCCCCGTCGTAGCCGCCCTCCTCCGCGTGGCCGGCGATCTGCTCGTGGCCGAGTACGACGCCGAGGCGCACATCAACACGGCGCGGGCGCAAGCCGAGGCCCTGGGGCAGCAGCTGGGCAAGGCCCACGAGCGGGCCGCGAGCGCCCCGCTGAACGTGGGGATCATCGGCCCGCTTCCGGGGTTCAGCCCCGGAGCAGTACATCCCGAGGCCACGCCCTGCCCTAAGTGCGGGGCCATGACGCTCCACGGCCAGTCGTGCCTCGGTTGTGAGCTGGCCGCCGAGGACATCAAGGAGAACGCGCCGGGCGGCCAGTAGCCGGTTGGGAGAACACATGGACATCGTGATTGGGCTGGCGCGGCGTTGCGCGAACGTCAGGGGCGAAGGCTCCGAATCATTGATTACGGCCGGAACGCCTGCGAGCTTACCCGGCCGCCAGCCCTTTAATAGCGCGGCCGGGCTCGTTGTCGGCTGCGTAGACGCCCGCCTCGATTCGCAAGGGGGACGCCCCGAGCTGCGGCGAGGAACCGAAGCCTCGGGAGCCGGCATTGCACCGGCCAGGCGGGCCAACCATTCGGCGGGGTTGAAATTGCCGGGCCTCGAAAACCTGGCCGCGCCTGGGGAAGAGACGGTGCGCGAACCCCGCCCCACCACGGCCCGGTTGCTTCAAGGGACGGCCTCTGAGTCCTGGCAGAACATCGGAGGGGTTGCCGGGGTACTAGCCCCCCGGCGCGAGCCGCAGCCCCCGTCGACTCCATGCGGCGGGGCCAGCAACCGGGCCTTCTACTACAACCCGCCGGGGGCGTGTGCCGCCGGCAAGGAAAGGAGAACATCGTGAATCTGACTTTCGCCAGTGAGTTGCCGCAGGAAGCACAGAATACGATCCTGGAGCGCGGGGGGTTCTGTCACCGCCTCCCCCTGGTCGCGCCCATCCCCGTCCAGGGGGCGCTGGGCCAGCCGGACATGGTGGTCATCAGCGCCTTCGGGATGTGCCAGAAGAACCTCTGCCCCAAGTGGGACGGGGAGAAGTGCTCCGAGGCCGAGCTGGCCCACGTCATCCGGCTCCGCAATGCGGCCAACGACGCCAAGGCGGCCGAGGCCACGGAGGCCGAGATCGAGGCGTCCGAGGCGGCGGCGGAGGGGGAGGGTGGGAAGTCAAGGCTGGTGATGCCGTGAGCGGCCGGCGGGACGAGTTGCGGCGGCACCGCAAGAGCGTCAACAACGCCAAGAACCGGGCGGCCGTCAGGGAGGAAGCCGAGATGCGCGAGCTGTGGGGCGTCGTCGGCGGCTTCCTCCTGGGCGCGGTCTTCGGCCCCCGGCTGATCTGGACGTTGTCTCGGTCGTCCTGGGGCGACAAGCTGGCCGAGATCATGCGGCGGGGCATCCCCGAGCCGGCCATCAGCCCGTTCGTGGGCACGCCGGACGCGGAGCCGCCCCAGGAGGTGACCACGCGGGTGGTAGAGGACATGGCGAACGAGGCCCTGCGGGCCAGCTACCGGGCGGCGGAGAAGCGCAAGGCGAAGGGCAAGGCGAAGAAGGGGGCATGACGATGGGGTGCCTGTGCGGGAGCGCGACCCACGGCGTTGCGGGGAGAGAGCAGTTCTGGTCGGTGGCCAGGCACAGCAACGGCAGCGACCTCGTGCTGGTCATCGAGGACGAGCGCTACCGATCCGAGGTTCGCCTTGCCCTAGACCACGGCGACCTGGTTCGCCTCATCGCGTGCCTGGAGCGGTGCTTGCCGAAGATGGACGGGGAGCCGGGGTGGAAGGGCGAGGCCATCAGGCGCATCGAGAAGCTGGAGTCGGCCGACCTGGCGAAGCGCGTTGGGGATCTAGAGACTGACGTGACGGATCTCAACGCTGAGGCCTCCCACATCCGTAAGTACCTCAACGACGTCGACAAGGGCGGATCTTGGCCGGCTACCAGGCGCATCGAGCGGATAGAACGCGCCGTCTCGGCCCTCCAGCACGCCGTCCAGCGCCAGGAGGGGCCGCCGAAGGCCGGGCCGGGGGAGAACGATCCGGAGCCGCCGGCCCCGAAGAGCGTCCCCGACGTCCGATTGAAGTCGCCCCGGCAGCTTTGCCGAGACTACAGCATCCAGGCGTGCCACTACTGCGAGCGCCTGGCCTGCGGGGACAACACCTCCCCCGGCGCGGCCCTCTACCGGGCGGCGAAGGCGGTGGTCGAGTCCCCCAAGGGGGTGCTGCCCGCGACCGTGGGGGATCTGGCCAGGCTGGTCGACAAGATGACGGTACTGACCGAGGCGACCAAGAAGGTCGAGGAGATGGCGTAAAGGAGATGGCGATGCGAAAGATCGCGATGGCGGTTCTGGTTCTGGCTGCCCTGGGGGCCGGGGGGTGCCATGCGGGGTTTGCCGGCATCTACGGCTGCACCGGGCAGCAGAAGCACAAGGGGATGACGATATCCTGCCCGCGTTGCGGCAACAGCCAGAAGGTCGACCGGCTGCGGGTCTACTGGCCCGGCGAGCCCCTCGTCCCGCTCCTGACACACGAGTGGTACTGCCAGGAGTGCAAGACGTGGTGGTGTACGCGGGGGCTGAACCACTACGAGCGCGGGCCGGGGTGGCCGTGGAAGGGCAGCCGGTGAGCGCCAACATAACCAGGGCCGAGCTTTGCCGGCGGGCGGTGGAGAAGCTGAAGGAAGGCGGCGACATCGTTTCCGAGCGGTTCGTGGGGGACGTTGTGGACGCCTTCCTGGCCGCCCTTTCGGGGGCGTTGGCCGCCGGGGGCCGGGTAGAGCTGCGCGGCCTGGGTAGCTTCCGCCCGGTAAAGTGGGCTGCCAGGCGGGTGAAACCGCCCAAGGGGCCGCTTCAGAGGGCCAAACAGGCCGGGGTCCGGGCGGTAAAGTCGGCCTTCTCGGTGAGATTCCGCCCTGGGGCGGCGTTGCGGAGGATCCGGTAGCCATTTATCTATCGGTTAACACCGATAGATAGGTTCGTTTTCAGGCCCACGGCGAATGGCCAACTTCGTTCTTCTTGGCCATTCCCCCTAGGGGGACGGGGTAGGAAGGCATGAACTACAAGCCAAACGAGCGGGACAAATACCTCGTGAAGGACGAGTTCGCCAGCCTGGTGGCGTGGGCGGAGAAGCATGATCTGCGCCTGGCCCTGTTCGTTTTCCTAGGCGGGGCCGCCGGATTACGCATATCCGAGGCCCGGACCCTGCCCTGGAGCGCCTTTGACCGCGTGGCCACCGAGGGGATGCTATCGGTCCGGTGCCTCAAGAAGCGCAAGAAGCGCATCACCGGCGAACGGGCCGAGGTCATCATGGACGCCCCATTGGGGCCGAAATCGAAGGCCCGCATCCTGGGATACATGGCCAAGCTCCGAAAGCCCGGCGACCAGTGGACGTTCCCCGGCCGCTCCGGCAAGCCGATCAGCATCCGCCAGGCCACCCGGTGGTTCAAGACGGCCGCCACCGGGGCCGGCCTCAACCCCAATTATTCGTATCACGCCCTGCGCCACTACCGGGGCATCAGCACATGGGACGCCAACCGCGAGATCAAGGCCGTCGCCTCCGTTCTTCGGCACGCCAAGGAGGAGACGTCCTACAAGTACATGCACATGTCGCAGGCCGAGAAGCATCGGTCGGTTGCCAGGATCGAGGAAATCTAAGGAGGACACCATGTCCAACTGCATCATCCCCGGTTGCCCCAAAGACGGAACCCGCCTGCACCAGGTAGAGCAGCCCGGATCGGAGCACCTGCTATGCGAGGGCCACTACCAGTTGCTCTTTGTCTCCGGCATGGCCGGCGAAGAGGATCTGCGGGTCTACAATGCGGCCTATCAGGCCATTCTGGACGAGCGCCGGGCGGCGGCGAAGGAGAAGGAGGCGGCCCAGGGCGGCCCGGAACCGGACGACAACGCCCGGCGGCCGACGTTTAACCGGGCTCCCGAAGTCCCCTCGGTCGTAGAGGACGCCCTGCTGGTCGAGGTGCCGGCGCTCCACGGAGCCCAGCGTATTCACCTGCACATCAACCGGGGAAACGAGGGCCATTCCTACGAGTGCTGCGTCCTGCCGAGGGGCATACCCGAGGGGGCCGTCCTGCGGTTTTCGAAGAACGTCGGGATCGTAGCCCTGAGCAGCCCCCCCGCGCTGGCCGGCAGGACCGTCCGCATTCGCTTTTGGGAGATATGGCCGGAGGGGGAGGAGATGGTCGCGTCCGGGGAGCGGGTGCGGATGCCGGACACCGACCTGCACGGCGGCCCCTGCATCCGTTGCGGCAAGGACATCCTGGTCCGGGTGGGCGTGCCCTTCAGGCTCAGCGTCGGCCTGCCGGATGGAACCCAGGTGTGCCCCGAGTGCGTAGAGAAGGAGAAGGCCGATGGCCAAGCGCAAGGCTAGGCCCGTCATGAAGTGGACGCCCGCCATAAGCAAGCTGGCCACCGGGGCGATAGCCAGCAACCTGGCCGGCGTGCTTGCCGGCAACGCGCTGGGCGGCTGGGCCAAGGACCACTTCGACAAGCGCCTCGACGCCCTTGAGGCCAAGCTGGACCGCCTGGCCACGGCCTTGGCGGCCGATCCGGGGCACAAGGGGCCGCCGAACTTCCGCATCGCCTGGACGGGTGGCCCTCGGGCGAAGCGCCTGACGCCCGGCGGGATGTTCCTCCGGGCGGTCATGGCCGGCGTGCCGTTCTCGGTGAACGGCGTCGCCTATCGGCCAGTGCGGGCGAAGAAGGGCAAGAGGTAGGAGGGGACAATGGGAGAGGGAACGATTCCGGTCATCCACGTCAAGGAGAAGGGCCTGCCGGCCGCCTGGGAGAAGGCGATCATCCTTCTGCGGACCAGCGGGGCCGATGCCCCCACGCAATACGACCGGCCGGGCGACCCGCCGTCGAAGGACGCGATGGTCGTCATGGAGATCGACGAGCCGCTGCTTGAGCCGCGCATCCATGCCTTCTTCCCCGGCGGCCCCACCGACCTGGAAGAATACTGCATGGAGGTCAAGGAGGGGGTCAAGGACCACTGGGTCCGCGACCCCAAGAACCCCGCCGACAAGCGGTGGAGCTACACCTATCACAGCCGGATGCGGACGGACTTCGGCGTCGACCAGATCGCCACGATGGTCGAGAAGCTCAAGCGGCAGCCCTTCACCCGCCAGGCCCAGTTCACCACGTGGATGCCGGCCACGGACCCGGTTGACTACGACCCGCCGTGCCTGCAGCGTGGCTGGGCGCGGGTGCTGGAGAACGTCGAGACCAAGGAGCTGGAGTTCCACGCCCACGTCTACATGCGCTCCTGGGACGCGCTCAAGGCCGGCTTCATGAACCTGTTTGCCTTCATCCGGCTCTTTGACGAGGACATCCGGGTGCCGGTGTCGCTGGAGCTCGGCCGGAATATCATCTTTAAGCGGTTCGTGGCCGTGGGCGACAGCTTCCACATCTACGGCAAGGATCTGAAGGACATGGCCGCCTTCCGGGCGACCTACGGCAAGCGATACCACTACGCTCCGACCGCCTCCTGGCTGGAGATGATGAACGAGGACCGGCCGGCGATCCTGGCGAAGGTTGCCGAGCAGGACGCGGCCCGCAAGGCGCGGGGGGAGTAGCCCATGTTTAAAATAGTCAGCGGACACAGGAATCTGTGGGTTGCGGAGCGCACTTTGAAGAAGAACCCCGAGGCCAGCGACCTGTCGGCCCCGCTGCTGAGTGTCTCCCTTCTGTGGCCGCAGGAGATGGACTGGTGGGCCGTGCGCATCGAGAGCGACAGCAAGGAAATGGTTCAGCGACACGCAGTCGGGTGTCACGTCTTGACCCACGCCTTGGCGCTGGAGATGTACTTCCCGAGAGACGAGGAGCATGAGGAAGAGGTTCCGTGGCGCTGGCCTCTTCACGCGCTTCCCATCACCCTGATCGATGGCCCGGCCCGGCCCATGAATAAGCCTAGTTACCGCGATTTCATGCCGGTTCGCTGCGGAGAAGCCTTACGGCTGCGCTCAACTGAGCATATTGCTGTCAGGTTCGCGCTGTTGCGGAACGCTCCCGCCAGGTGGGAGGTCAACCGCTTTCCGGTTACACTGCGGGTCTGCGTCGAGGGAATTCACTACAAGTGAAGGAATGGTGACCGTGGCCCATCTCAAGCGTCGCCGCTGCCGCCGGCAGGTCCGTTGCACGCTGTGCACGGACGTCCGCTGGATGGGCAACCGCAAGGGGCGGCGGCCAGTTAGAGACGAGCGGGCCGACAAGCCAACGAGGAGGGACGACGATGTGGCCATTTAAGAGCGCACACAACGCGGACGCGGAGGAGGCCAAGGAGGAGAGAGGGCCGGAGGATGCCGCTTCTCCGGGCCTGTTTCAGCCTCCCCCTCCGGTTTACTTGCGCGTCCTTCGCCAGCCACTCTACGACATGGAGTGGGCGATCCGGGGGACGCCCGCAACCACCCTGTTCTCGCGGCCGATAGGCCAGCTCAACCAGCTTATGGCCGCCAAGACCGATGTCGACACGAACATGGTGCAGGCGGCGTGCTTGCCGGTGCCGATGCAATTCGACTGGTTCGCCTGGAGGACCGAGTTCTCGCCCGACGTGGCCTTTGAGTGCCTCCTCAGCTTCCGCTTCGCCTCTCGCCTCCAGGTCCGTTTTGGGCAGCGCGTCTGGTTCTCCGTCCCGCTTTCCTACGTGCCCTTCTCGCATCACCTGGCCATATGGGAAATGAACGCAATCGCCCCAATAGTCCTCAGCGCCGAGGACAAGCGCTTCAAGGAGGCGTGGAGGAGGGCCGAGGTCGTCGACGCCGACAAGATTCCCGATGTTGGCGATCTGCTCAAGGATACCGTGGGCATATACCGCACGGAACATGCGCGGAGAATAGGCGGCGGTGGCGACAACCGCCCGATGAGGATCCGGAGCCAGGAGGTTTTCATGGCCGACATCTTTACCGATTGGTCGTCTGCGCTGGTCTTGCCCGACCAGGTAGGCGTGCGCCTGTACCTTGAGGGCAACGTGTACCAGGGACTGTGAGGGAGGCATGAACGAGCGCTGCTGCACCTTCTGCGTCCACAACCCCTATCTGGCCCTGGAGCGGGCGGGGTGGGCGGCGAGGTTGTGGGGGGGCATCCTGACGGTCCTGTTCCGCCGCCCCCGCCGCCGGCCGGAAGGCCCGTCGGGGTGCTTGCGGAACCCCCAGCTCTTCTGCTATGACGTCCACGACAGCGCCGGCTGCCGGCGGTCCCTGGCTACCGCCCGGCCGGAGTTCCTGCCGTGCAAGGCGTGCTCGCATTTCGCCATGAAGGGGAAGGCATGACCGCCGACGGCCGCAATCCTGGGGCTTGGGGACATAAGGTCACGCTGGAGTGGTACGAGATGCTCCAGGCTTCCTTCGTCGGCGCGGTCCGTCACCTGGAGGCGCTGAGCAAAAAGTCTTCGGACGCCTATGGCGCAGACCCAGCCAACGGATGGAGCCTTCATATAGAAGGCGCGTGCGGTGAGATGGCCTTTTGCAAGGCGTGCGATCTGTTCTGGCCGGGGACGGTTAACACCTACCGGGCTGGCTTCGATGCCGGCAACTTTCAGATCCGAACGAGAAGCCGCGACGAATACGATCTGATTGTCCGCGCTTCCGATGCTGACGACAAAAGATACGTCCTGGTGACCGGCCTTGCCCCCACCTACACGATATGGGGGAGCCTGCTGGGAGGAGAGGCGAAAAAGCACCCGGAATGGTTGCGAGAGCATGGGGGGCGGGCTCCGGCCTTCTTTGTGCCCAAGACGGCCCTTGAGCCTTTGCCTCGTGCGAGAAGGCGTTGGTCAATGAATAACGACGGCCTCAAGAAGTGTCCCCGGTGCGCCGGCAAGGGCTGGACCTACTACAAGGGGTTCAAGTGCAGCCTCTGCAAGGGGTCCGGCCGGGTACGCCGCAGCATCTTCTTGTGCGAGGGCGTCACCCGGACGCACATGCTGATCAAGCCCTGGCGCTACCGGACGGTGATCCGCCAGTGCCGGCGGCCGGCCTGCGATCACATCGGGGGCAAGCACTACTGCTGGCAGCACAGCCCGAAGGACGGATTCGCCCGGCGGGTCAAGTGGGGGCGGGGCAGGGTGGGCAAGGCCAAGCCCCTGCCGGCCCCGCCGGACGCGGCTGCGCGGTGGCGGAAGCAGCAGGCCGAGATCAAGGCCGCAACGAGGAGGGGGCGCTGATGGGCAAGTCGGACGCCGGCAAAGGCCCCGACCCCCGGCCGATGACGCCGGAGGGGCGGGCCAACTACGAGCGGACCCTGCGGAACATCTACGGGGTGCGGGTGAAGATACCGCCGAATGGGCCGGAGCTGCATGAGCTGGTCGACCGGCTGTTCGGCCGGATGACGCGTGACCCCGCCATCAATGATTTACTCCTGAGCAATGATCGGCACCTGATTATGTGGACGCTTCAGGCCCTGGCCGAGGAGGAAGGATGATGGCTGGAAAAACGGTGGTTATCCCGCCGCCCGGCAAGGCTCGCCGGTCAATGTGCCGGCGGATTGGCAAGGCGGTGTTCCCGAAGGCTTACGACCCCATGAGTTACCCCACGGACTGGGGAGTGAAGCGGGGCATGGCCGCGACCGAAGCGCTCATCGAGTGCTTCCTGTCTGCGATGGAGAAAGGCAAATGAGACCCCTACTTCGGCGCGGCGACATCATTCTGTGCTCCGATCCGTACAGCCTGATCTCGTTCCTGATCCGCAAGGTCGAGCACTGCCACTGGAGCCACGTTGCCTGGGTGGTCGACGACGACCACGCCGTCGAGGCCCTGGCCGGCGGGGTGAAGCTGACCCGGCTGGCCAAGAAGCCTTGGCACATCCCTGGCCGGCTGATGGTCGTTCGCCTCAAGGAGGGCGCGATTTCGCTGTACGGCCTGAACCTGGCCGTGGCCAAGGCCGAGTCGCTCGTCGGCCACCCCTACGACTGGCTCGGCATCGTCCGGCTGGCCTGGGCCTGGGCGACGAAGCGCCGGCACGACACGCCGGTGGATGGCAGCCGCCGGGCGTGGTGGTGCTCGGAGCTGATCGGCGAGCCGCTGTGGCAGTTCTGCGGGGGCTTCAGGTTCCGCGACGAAATTCCCCCGGAGAACACCGCCCCGAAAGACATCGCCGTCAGCGACAAGGTGGAGCAGGTATGGCCATGATACCTGTCATCGAGGAGATGAAGAAGGCCCGCCGGGCGGCGGCCGGCGTTATCCGTCCTGTCCTGGCGTTCCGGATGATCGGGGCGGCCGGGGACGACCTGGGCGTGGTGGTCCGCACCCGGCGGCCGGAAGCTTGCGCCCTGGAGGTTCGTCATGCCTTGGCTGCGGTCTACCGTAAGACCAAGAACGCCGAGCCTCCGTCGGGGTGGCTTTTTCGGTTTGAGTCGGTGTCCGGTGGCTAACTGCTTCTGGTGCCGGGAGCCGTTTGTGCCAGCCACAGCGGCGGAGCGCCGGCTCTCGGTATGTGGTGGGTGTCTCGCTTGGCTGGGGGGTGGCCGCGATGCGGCGGAGGAGTCGGAGTGCCTGCAACAGGACGCGCTCAGCATCTCCGGGGGATCATCAAGAGGATCATCGAGGACGGCCGGCACTTCTGGCTCCTCGAATGCGGCCATCGCATCTCCGCCTGGCAGTCGGAGCTCTCCAACGTCACGCGCTCCCGGCGGGTGATCTGCCCGGAGTGCCAGGCCGAGGGGGGCGAGGAGCCCGCTCCCGGCCGGAAGGAGAAGCGCCGGTGCGCCCATCCGGGGTGCGACACCATTCTCAACTCGCACAATAAGGGCAGGCTGTGTAACCTGCACCGCGACGGCTCGGACGACGATCTGAGGAGGAAGCCATGACCGAGGAATCTGTCCCCATCAATCGCGCCAGCGACGAGGAGCTGTTCCACGCCCTGGAGACCGGGGTGCTTGCGCCCCTGAAGGAGGAGTATGCCAAGGCCATCTCGGCGACGGCCGGGGTGATGGCCCAGGGGCTGGACGCCGAGACGATGAAGGCCCGCATCGGCCCGCTCTGGCGGGACGTCTGGCACAAGCTCGACTCGGCCGACTACGTCCTGGGGCACATTCGGACCCGGATCACCCGGCTGCGGACACAGGGCGTCCTGCCGGGGGATCCCCGCGAGGCCGAGGTGCTCAAGGTGGAAGCGCCGTGAGGCGGGCGTTCGCCACGCGGTGGCAGGGGCCGTCGCGCATGACGACGGCCCAGGCGGCCGCCTATCTCGGCCTGGCCCCGGCCACGGTCCAGCGGCTCTCGCAGGAGTTCGCCACGTCCGGCGGGCGGGCGGGGCTGCAGAGGGCCGGGAAGGGGGCGAGGTTCTTCCTGGGGCAGGATGTTCATCTGTTCGCCCTGCGCCGGGCGGCGGCGGCCCACATTAGGCCGATCCTCGAATCCATCCGGCGATATGCCCACGCCCGGGGGGTGCTCCTGACGCCCATCACGCTGAACTTCCACTGCCTGACGGTGGCTGCCGACCACATCCGAAATTCCAGGTTCTTCGCCCACGCCTTTCACCACCAGTGGGCTGGGCCGAAGAGCATCTGCATGGCCCCGGAGATCGGCCTTGAGCCGCTGGCCACGGCGGCCGGCATTACCCTGCACGAGGTGGGGCACGTGATGGTCGACGACCACATCGAGGTTTCCGCCGAACCGGCGGCCGATCAGTGGGTTCGGGAGCGCCTGGGGCTGGAGATTCACTACTCCCCCAAGACCACGGTGCAGTACCTGGACCGCCCCGCCATGCGGGCGCTGGGCCTAGCCTAACAGCCCTAACAGGGCCGAAAACCGGCCGAATCCGCCCCCTCCGGCCCCGCCAGGCCGCTGGGGGCGGCCTTTTCGGGCTACAGGGGGCCGTGCCGGGGCACCGTTTGCCGACGTGGCGGGGGTAAGGGGCCGCTTGGGCCAGGGGAGCCCGGACGCGACGTGGGCAACAGGAACCCCCCTGGCGGGCCTTTTCGCCAGGGGGGCCATTGATGGGCGGCGAACCCGGATAACGGCACTCCGCCAAGCGCCGAAAGCGTCAGGCCGCCGCCCAGGGCAGGGGGGCTAGAAGAACAGGCTCTTGCCGTAGAACGCCCGGCGGTGGGCCGGGGGGGCCACCCCCTCGCCGGCTACCAGCATCGGCCGGGAAGCGGGGGTCTGCGGCCGGCGCACGACGCCGAACGGGACGGCCGGGGCGACCTTCTTGGCCGGGGTCTTGGGGGCGGTGGTCCTGATTTTGCCGTACAGCATCATTGGCCTCCTTGCGTGGGCGGATGGGCCTCCGGATCCTTGCCCAGCTCGTTCTGGATGTATTCGGCCACGGCCGAGGCGGCCTCGTCGTATGCCTCCGCGACATACGGGCGGGTCGACCGGGTGGCGTGGGCCTTGCCGAGGAACTTGTGCCGCAGCTTGATGAGCCCCGAGAAGATCCGCGTCCGCTCGTCGCGGATGGCGGCGGCCAGGGGTTCGAACGGATCCTTCGCGGCAACCACGGCGGCGTCCTCTAGTACTCGCCGAACAGCCGCTCAAGCAGCTCCTGGACCGTATCCCAATCCGGAGCCAGGAAGTGGATGCCGGTGCCATCGCTGCCCGGCGGGTAGTACTCGACGGCGATCAGCTCGCCCTCGAACTCCTCGGCCGGCTCGGCGACGGCCATGCTCTCGCCGTCGGCCGACTGGTAGGCCCTGGCATTCGCGCCGGCCCCGGCAAAACCGCTCCGGAGCTGCTCGGACCAGTCCCGATGGTGGGTGACTTCCATGTGGGGCTCCTTCGCCGCGCTCAGCGGCTGAAAACTGCCGACGCGAAGTCGGCGAACCTTATGGCGTTCTGGAACGCCCGCCGATACGCCTCGGCGAACCCGATCCAGTCCTTGGCGGCGGCTGCATCGGCCTCTTCCAGGGTCAGCTTGATCTTCTTCTGCCAGTTGCCGGCGACGGCGGGCTTGGCCAGGCGGCCGGGGCCGGCGAGCAGCGTGGCCAGGTCGTTGACGTTGGAGTACCAACGGGAGACTTCCTTGCCCCGCGCAGCCTCGTCCTTGACCTTCGTGGCCCGGATGATCCGGACGAAGATGGCCGCGTGGTCGCGCAGCAGTCCCGTCAGGCGGTCCTTCGGCGGGTCGCCGGCCAGGGGCGCGAGCTCGTCGGCGACGTCGCCCAGGGAAACGGCCAGGCGCTCGGCCAGTTCTTCCAGGTCGCCCTCCGACCTCCCGGTGAGGGCGGCATAGAGGTAGTTGCGCTCCCGGCGCACGGCGGCGGCCAGGAGCTTGCGGAGGGCGAAGCGGGCGGGGAGTTCGCGCATGGGCTACCGCTTGATGCGGTCCTGCATGGCGCGGAGGACGTCCTGCTTGGAGTTGGCGGTCATCTCCGAGAGTATCTTGAGAAGCGCCCCGCGAACCGGCGCGGCGGCAAGCATGACCTCCGAGGCGTCGTGGATCAGGACCGCCCGGTCCTCCGCCTGCGATTCCGCGTCAGTGGCCCGCTTCGAATCGAACTCGACGCCCAGGTACTCGACGAAGTGCTCGACCTCCTCGTCGAACATCTCGGCCAGGGCGGCTATCTCCTGCGCCGTGGAAAGGAGCTGGTTGACGCGTCGGACGAACGTGGCCTTGTCGTGGGGCATGGTCTTCTCCTACTTTTTGGGCCAGCCGTGAATCAGCCAGCGCCCTCTCTCCCCACCATGTACTGTGCGCATGGCGGTATCCCACAGGCGGGCCGGAATCATCTCGCGGACGGCAGAATCGCGATGGCTAATGCCCGACAGCGCCCGGCGCACATCTCCGTATTCAAAGCGCATCGCGGCGTCGTGAAACAGCTTCAGGGCATGCGCGTCCCCATCCAGCATATTGCGGACATCCCCCCTCGTCGCCTTGTCTGCGAGTTGGCGGTTGATGTCATCTATGATGGCCTCCAGCCTACGCAGATCCGCGACGTGGCCGGCATATGCGCTCTTCATTTCCGCTCTCCTACTTCTTCAACGCGCCCAGGCGCGTGCGGACCCGGTCGAGCCAGGCGTCGACGTCGTTGTCGATGACCTGGCGGAACTTCTCCTTGTACCCCGGCACGTCGGCCTTGATGCCCTCGACGGCCGTGACCACCTGGTCGACGGCCTTGTGGTCCCGTTTCCACCAGGCGAGGAGGACCAGGCCGGCGAGCACCGCCGCCCCGGCGACGACCCAGGGCATGTACGGCAGGACCGCCGCGACGCCCAGGCATAGTATAGCCAGGCCGGCGGAGGTCAGCGCTCCGTAAATGAACCATTTTCGCAGGCCGGACAGGTAGACGGCCCCGACGATGCAGCCGATCATGGCCAGGAAGAGGATGCCCACCATCCAGTAGAGCTTGTGCTGCCGGGCGGTGGTGACGGCCTCGGAGAGCTCTTTCTCCTTGTCCTTCACGGCGGCCTCGGCGGCCCGCTCGGCCTTCTTTGCCTCGGCCAGCTCCTTCTCCAGCTCGTCGACCGACTTGGGCTTGTCGACCTTCGGCTTGGCCGGCTCGGGCTTGGCCTCGGCGGTCACCGGCCCCACAACCACCTGGGGCTGCGGCCAGCAACCGGGGGCAACGCTGAGGAGCAAGCCGGCCAGGAAGCCGGCGAGGACGGACAGATGGGCGGTTCTCATGGCATCTCCTAGGTGGTGAGCTCGGTGATGGCCTGGTTGATGAGCACCCCGACGGCGGCCGGGTCGGCGCTCAGCTTGGCCTGGGCCTCCTGCAGCAGGGCGACGGCCCGGCGGATGCCGGCCTTGGTCTGGTCGACCGGGACGGCCGGAGGCTTGGGGGCCTTCGGCGCGGCCGACTCGGACTTGTCGGTGGACTTCTCGGTGGGCTTGACCAGCTTGATCTTGGCCATTGCAGTCTCCTCCTTAC